TGTTAGAAAATCTCCGTTATTAATATAATGTTTTTGTTTACTCATTCAAATGTACCATAAAAAGTTGTTGACAAGGGGCTTGACATGTGTTATAGTCCTCGGTGTTCCCCTATGATATATATTAATGGATGTCCGATTCATCCATACTCTTCAATTCAGCTAATGCTTCCAATAGCTGATGAGTTTCTTCTCCTGTTTGTTTGTTACCCTCAAACCTATTCATCTTAGTTACCGTTTCATGGTAATACTCAGCGAATTCATCGGAAGGTTCAATCAAACAAAGAACCTCTTCTGTTTTAATCTTAACAGTATTCACTTTCATTAAAGATAAAGGCAACCAATTCTGCATTATCAAATTGGTATTTCTTACCTCAAACATCATTGGTGTTTCAAGTTCCATCATGGTTTCATCTTCTGATGTATAATTAAAATGACAAACAACATCCAATCCATCTTTAAAACGAACAATTTTTATATTATTTTCCATCTTTGAGTCCTATGTTGTAAATTTTAAATGAGAACTTCTCTTCATTATATATCTTCACTCTTTCCACGAAATGTTGTAGTGTAAAGTTCATATGTTTTTTGTGTCTGAGGTCATCTGCAATGTCGTAGAGTGTTGCAATGGTTTTACCCTCAGACTGCCTGAGACCTCGACCAATTGATTGCAAGTTCCTAACTCTGGACTTTGACGGCGACGCAAATATAATATTGTGCAAATTACGTATATTAATCCCAGTACTAAAGGTGCCAAAAGAAGCAACAACAATTGCATCATTTTCTTTCTCCATAATTCCACGAATCTCTTCTCTTGTTTCGGTTTCTGTACCCCCATGTACAAAGAATACCTTTCTTTCACCAGCTCGTTCTTTAATCATATCAAAAAGAATCTTACCGTGTTTCTCTACCATTTGATACAATACCAAAGTATTGGTCTTTAATGATATGGTTAGATTACGAATGAATTTATTTCTTGCCTCATTGGCAATTAGATACTGAATCTCATCCACATAAGTTGCACCTTTCATCTCAGCACATATCTCATCCGAGTGTTTAAGTACCAAACATTTAATAACAAAATCTGATAGTTGTTTCTTATCAATTAATTCTTTAGTTGTAATAACTTTTTCTACAGGACCAAATAAACCTTCCAATACCAATTTGTGTGTTTTGGTTCCATCCAAAGTACCAGTTAGACCAATACGGTATTTTGTTTTGTTGGCAGAAGTCATAATGGTTGTCAAAGACTGTGCCTTGAATAGATGTGCTTCGTCACCTATAATGTAATCAAACTGTTCAAAATAAGATTTGTCCATCTGATACAATGATTGCCATGTAGATATTGTAATGGCTTTATCTGTGGTCTTTTCTTTACCTTGGTAAATTCTATGCACATGCATAAAGTTTTTGAAACCACTTTCACTTGCATAATCACCAAAGTCTGCGTATAATTGTTCTACCAAAGATGTAGTCGGAACAATAATAAGACCTTTAAGTTTTTGATAATCTAATAACTGCCGGCAAATAAGATAAATGATTAATGATTTGCCTGATGCCGTAGGTGACAATAACAATGCTCTACGATTGCGCATTGCGTGAACATAAGCATTTAATTGGTGTTCTCTGACCTCAATTGGTTGTCCGTTCGAATGAAGATTTAACGTTTTGATAAACTTTTCTGCCAGATATACAGAGTATTCATCTGTTAACTCTTCTATTTCGTATGTATATTCACGCTCGGTACAGAATTCTTTGAGATAAGGCACAAGACCAAGATAGATTTGACCAGATTGTAAAGCAAACAATCTTATTTTACCGTCCCATATTCGATTCCGATAGGCTGGAACGAACTGATAGCCTGGTACAAAGAAGGTGAAGAACTCAGACAGTTCCATTGCAATGTGGCGTTCACAGGCCACCTTGGCAAAGACTTCATCTTTCTTAGTAATAATTAAATCACTGGCCACCAATGAATTTCTCCCATGATATAAAGTCACGTAGTTGCCATGTTCTTTGTTTCAATTCGTTCATAATAGATTCTAATACCGATACGACCTCTTCGTGATAGACCTTCTTCTCAAGCAACTTGATAAGGTCTGAATCTGCTTCTAGGTATGTTGTTATGTCAGACTTGAGAGCAAACTGAAATGGCTCCCAACCATATTGTTCCAATTCATCTTGCGACATTTTACCAGTAAAGTATTCCCATTTGACTTTACGCATACGTAAATAATCAAAATGAGCCTTCTTTGAGGCAATTCTATGTTTAGTTAAGACGGACAAATACTTACTATGATACCTTGGTATCTTTAATAATTCTTTGGAGGGTTCCGTTTGGTCGATAATTACATCGGATTCCCACATCTTTAATATCTGTTCAAGTGTTTCCATATTTAAAATAATCAATTAGGTCAATAGCTTACATAATAAAAACATTATATCACAAAAGTATTATACTGTCAAGTGTTTATATGATTGATATCTGAATGTTGCCTTGGCTGTAATAATATTATCTGCAGATGATTTGGTATCGAATTGAATATCACTCAATGATAATGGAAATACATTGGTAAATTCAATTCTTAATATTGGATTATTCAATGCAGATAATACTGTCAAAGTGGCATCAGATAAATGTTCACTTCTTTGTAGTTCTCTTACATAAGTACGGCCTTCAAAACCATCTGGACTAGCAATAGTTAAAAACCAATCGTACATATTTTTCCATGATTGTAATTCTTCATCAATAGTAAATGTTACATCAAGTGGTTCATATGTTAGTTTAGTACCTGGAGAATACATATCTAAAAATGGAGTAGCTCGATTAACTTCACCTAATGATACACCAGGAAGATTAACTTCTTGACAAAAATACTGTACAGCCTTAATACGTGCAAACGTTAGTAAAAATTTTGTAGCTTGTAATGGATTGGTATTTTGTGGACTTCTGTTTAATACAGTCATTCATTTCTCCTTATCTATTATTTAGGAGCCAAAAAAAAAGACCACTCGAAAGTGGTCTTTTAAATATCACTCTACGGTGACTTCTTTTTACATCAAGTTTTTGACGGCAAAGATACGATAGTAAACGTTTGAACGTGCGTTCAATGCGCCGTTACCACTTGTCAATCCTGTAGCGAATGGGTTTGCAACCATGCCGTAACGAGTCTTGAAACCAATTTTTGGTTGGAATGTAGCCTGGTCAATTGCACGAACCATTTGCAACGGTACGTATGGGCAATAGAAGATACCAGCGTCATAAGGAGATGAACCTTTATAACCGATTGTAACCAATTCTTGGTTTGATGTATAACCACCAAAATAAGGATCGATATAAACCTTGATACGACCATGTAACAAACCAGCAAATGTATTGCCTGTGTCATCAACTTGTAGGTCAGCAGACAGGTTTGGAGTGTAAGACAACACACCAGCCATTGCCATAGCAGAAGCAACGTCAGATGATACAATCATCACGTTACCTTTACCACGACGAGTTTGCTTAGCAATTACGTTAGCATCACGTTCAATTTGGAAAATCAAACCTTTAAAACGCTCAACAGACCAACGACCGTTAGAGTCGGTGTCCAAGTCGAAAGCACCAGCAGTAGTAGTACCATACTGAGCACCGGCTACGGCACAAGTATAAATGGTACGGATAACTTCACGGTTGATTTCAGCCAAAATTTCTGTAGACAGAATGTTTGACAATTCTGTTTCAGCATCCAAACCATGGATTGCCTTCAAGTCTTGAGCAAGTTCAAGTGAGTACTCGGCCTTCAAAGCACGTGACTGAGCAGTAACAGTAACTTTCTCAATAGAGAATGCCATTTGTTGGAAAGCAACACCAGAATCTGCACCCAAACCTTCAGCAGTAGCTGTTGGCAAAGGAATACCAGTTGTGTAACTGTTAGCAGTCAAGTCAGCACCAGCGTTTGTAACAACGTCAGTTGCATTGTTACCACGGAAGCCGTATGGATTAGCAACAGAAGAAGTACCAGAGAATTCGGTATTTGCTTCATTGAAGAATGCTTCATTACTGTTAGATGGGCCACCAGATTGTGCGTTGTAACGAGCACGCATTGCAAAAATCAAACCGGTAGGACCAGTCATTGGCTGAACGCCAGCAACGTCATAAGCAATTAGATTAGGCAAAGCACGGCGAACCAATGAAATCAAGATTGGGTCATAGTTCGAAACACCACCGGCAACGTTAGTTGGTGTAGCAGATGTAGTTTCGTTCAAAGACTGACGGTCTTGAGCCATAGCTTGTTGTTGGTTTTCCAAAACAAGAGCAGTAACTGCTTTCTTGTATGGGTCTTTAATGGCTTCGAGTTCTGGATGATTCAGAACTGGTGACCACTTTTGTTGTAATTCTTCTGTTAGAAACATTTTATGTTATCCTTATAGTTTTATGTGTTGGTAAATTTTATTTATTTAACCAATGTTTTAGAGATTGTTTGTGCATACTGTGCGATTTCTGCATCGACACGGCCTGTAGGCTTTTTGTCTTCTTCGATATCGACTTCTTCGTTCAATGCAGAACTACCAGATGTATTGATTGGTTGATTGAAATAAGATTCCCTCAACGTTACCAGTTTATCTGCGAATTCTTCGTCAGTAGTAAACTCAACACCCTCTGCGAGTGATTTCATTTTCTCTACTTGAGTCTGCGTTAGGCCTTCACATACTGCATGTATAGCCTCTGTTTTTTTGTGTTCGTTAAGTTCTTTCTTCAAGTCAACGGCAGATTGAATCTGTTCGTTCAATGAAGATTCAAGTTCTTCGACTTTGCTTGTTAGACCTTCAACAACATCCACTTTTTCTTCTGGAATGTCGATGTAATGTGATTCGAATAGGTCTTTCATACCATTGATGAAAGATTCCACGATTTCAGCACGTAGACCTTTTTCAACTGCCAATTGGTTTTCTTTCAACCATTCTTCGGCCATGTAATTGATATAATCATCTAACTTGGTAGCCAAGTCTTCTTTGATTTCTTCAACGGCAACTTCGAATTCTTCGAATAGTGCCTGTTCAATATCTTCCATTACAGCTTGTGTACGAGCAATAACGGCAGCTTCGAAAATTGTGGTAGCCTTGTCTTTGAATTCTTCAGAAAGGTTTTCACCAGACAATAGAGCATCAACGTCTTGTTCCATTTGCTCTTTCATCTTTTCTTTCTTCATCATCTTCTTAATCATGGCTTTGTCTTGCTTAGCGTCCTCATGACCTTCTTCTTTTTCTTCAGCAACTACTTCACCTTCTTCTTCGGTTTCTTCACCGTAAGATTGGAATGTAGCACCTGGATTAGGCTGCATAGTTTGCTTGGCCAATTTAGCCTTCACACGGTCACGAATAGATGAATAATCTGTGGCTGGTTCTTGTACTGGTGTTGTACCGGCAGCTGAATCTTCTCCTGGTTGACCTTTTAGTTTAGCCATAGGTTGTGAACCAACTGGTGGTGTAGCACCTGGAGGTGTTGCTGATGGTGTGCCTTTTGTGTAATCTGGATTAGTATCATCCATTTCTTCTGGTGCATCACCGACTTTACCAACATCTTTGTTACCGTAAGCAACTGATGTAGGTAATTTAGATGGTTTGTCTTTACCGCCTTGCTTAGACGAAATGTTAGAATCGAAAGATTCTTTTGCACCTTCGACTAAGATTGCTTTAGCGGCGTCTGCTAGATTAAAATTTCCCATTTTGAGAATCTCCTTGTATATAATGGATATTTATAATTAAAGTTTTTTGATGAAATTTTCGAATATTTTTAAACTGACTTGTTCAATCTGTTTTTTAGAAGCTTGACGAATTTCTTGTTTTGCTTCCTCCAATTGAACTTCAGTCCATGATCCGTTTACCATCATCCACTCTTTACCTTCCATGATACCTTGTACAAAAGCACCAGGCGCAGAAGGGTCTGCTACTATATCTGCCGCTGTGGCTAGACAAAAATCACCTTGAACAACGTTGATACCGTTTTCCATTTTAAGAGAACCCATACCTCTAGATGACACACCTAATTGTGCACCACTTTCAATAAGGCTTCTTGCAATGTTACCCATAGGGGTTTCAAGGATTTTAGCTTTGCCTATCCAAGCATTTCCCTCTTGATGTAAACCCACAATTAAGTGAGATACACGGTCAAGATTAATGGATGGGGTGTCTGGATGACCCAATTCACCAAAGGCACGGTTTTTATTAATGTATTCTTCTGTATAACGATTAACTTCATTACGCATAGTTTCTTCTTTGTACATGCGTTTGTTTTTGTTAACCGACTCAGCAACAAGAAAAGGACCTTCAATATAGAGTTCTTTCTTGCCATTTTTTTCTTCTACTAAGTAGTTTACCGATTCGGTAATTTCTTTAATGAGTTTCATTATAGACTTTCTTTTATGGCCTTACGCCGTAAGATCCGTAGTTAAACGCTGCAGGATCATTAAATTGACCACGTTGATATTGAGCATTATCTTTACGTAGTTCAATAATCATGGTATATGAGTCGTTTGCAAGCATGCCACGGGTCACAACACCAAGGTCACCTTTACTGCCTGCCGCACCAGCTGTATTATTTGGAATTGTTGTCCAATTGCCCATACCATCATATTCTCCGTTGCCGTTCATAGCAATCAATGTTAATGGTGTTGATGCATTCCAAAATAGTTGTACATCACCACCAGAAGGACAATCATACCACAAACGATTTAATGCCAGTCCATAATATGAAAGAGATCCTGTGTTTGCTGCAGACGATAACAAATTAGCTTTGGAACTATCTAATGCGCCATATAGTGTATTTGCTTGAATACGAACTGCATTAGATTCTTGACCGGTACCATCAAAAGATCCTGTTAATTTAATAACAGTATGTTCTGTGGTATCTTTTATCACTTGATATGTGAATGAATTTGCCATTTTTATTTCCTATTAAACGGATGAATCTTCTGTTTCAGCTTCTACTTCTGGTGGCTGTGAAAAAAGGTTCTTTGCTAACTGTTCTTTATGGTTTTCGATATGAGCCATAACTCTATCTTGAATAGCAGAATACAAAGCATCACGCATCTCTGTTGCGTTACCATCTTCTGCATAATCTATAATTGCTCTTGTTGTTTCTGACATATTGTTCTCCCAATTAAACTATTTATAATATACGTTTCAGTTTTGTGAAAGTATTCACTTCTTCTTTTTTGGCCTGCTGTTTTTGTGATTGCGATTGTAATTCAGCTTGTGCCTTCAAATCTTCTGGATGAGTTGCTTGTGCTGGTACATTACTCATCATTTGCTGTTGAGCAACGTCATTCATAACACCAACTGGTAAACCTAATCCTTCTTCTTTCTCGGTATCGATTTCTTTTTGCATTTCTTCAATTTCATCATCTGTCAAACGTAAAACATGACGTTGAATCCATGCTTGTGAAAAATAACGACCTGTGTAGGCATCAACGGCACCCAACAAACTTAATCGTTGGTTCATCAGTTCTGCTTCTTTAAGTTCAGCAAAGTTATTATCTTTAATGAAATCATAATAGATGTGTTCTTTAAATAAATCCCACTCTTGAGCTGTACAAATACCTTTGAGAACACATTGTATTCTTAGTGCTTGGTCAAACACTTCTGTAAACTTGTTACGTAAACGGTCAACAAATTTAGAAAACTTTAATTCGTCACGGGTAATCTCAGAGGTACGACCTAATGAGAAACCTTGATTTGGTTCTAATCTAGAAATTGGTACAGACAATGCACCATATAATTTCTTTTGAAAATACTTAACATCTTCTAACTCACCTAGGTTCTGGCCACCTGGCAATGTGGTAATTTCTGTACCTTTACCACCTTCACGGCGAGGTAACCAAAAATCTTCCAACATAGACATGTGTTTGCGGTCATCACGTACCTCACCTGTGTTAGAATCATATACAAGTTTGTTCTTGTATTTCACCATAATATCACGGAGATACTGCTCTGCTTTTAATTTTGGTAGATTACCTACGTCAATATAAAAGATGCGGCGTTCTGGAGCTCTCGAAATTCGGTAAATCACCGTTGCATCTTCAATCATCCGAAGTTGATTGAGAGGTTT